AACCGCACAAGCCCGACAGATAGCGCTTGTTTGCCTCAACCATGTACATCTGAGCATATCTCTCATTGAACATGGTGCCAGGGCTTATCACTCCCTGGATGGTGGACTTCGACAGGCTTACGGAATATCTCCCGTCCGTTGAGCATGACAGCTTCACGGCGGTCACCCCTGTTGGAACCTCGACGTCCACGATGGTGATAGGTCGGCGGATGTCACCTGAGCGCACATCCTCGACGAACGTGCCTCCGTTCCAAAGAGAGACGATGGAGGCTGACGCTCCGAGAGGCTGCCCCATCTCAACGACGTAAGCCCTTACGACCTCCCCTGGAGTGACTGAGTAGGTGTATATCCTCGAGTCTGCCTTGCTGCCGACAGTTCCGTCGGTCTTGACATAGTGGCCTGTGTCTACTGAGTCTGCCTCAACGTCAAAGCCCCTTCTGAGCTTGTACACATCCTCATCCATGAGGTCACAATCCACCAGGAACACATCCTCATCCGACTTGTTGTCAGTGGTGTTCTCGCCCCTCTTTATCACCAGGAACTCGATGCCGTATGCGTCCGCCCTGTACGGTGATATGAGGTCCAAAGTGTTGTCAGTGCCTGTCAGCCCTGTGGCATATTGGTCAGTGAAGCGGAACTCATCACGTCCGTTCACTGAGTCATAGTCTTGTTTGTCGTAGCCGACGTTCACGGATGAGAACAGCAGCGACTGCTGAACGGTCAGCTGGAAGTCTCTGAACTCATCGCGGGTGAAGTTGTGGGCGCTGCCATTGCCGAAGAGCTTGCTGCGATGGATGAACGACACCTTAGCGTTGGCCTCATCAATGACAGGAACGAAGCCGAACTCCGCTGACATCATCCTTGAGAAATCATCGAAGCTGGTGTATAGCTTAGCTCCTGGAAGAGCTCTCGCTGAGTCTGCAGCCATGATGTATGTATGCGCCAGTCGGTCATCCTGCAAAAGCCCTGTTATCTCGGAGGTCACCGAATTCCCGCAAATACTGGTGACGATGGCTGATAGCAAGTCCTCTATGTCTATGATGTCACAATCAACGGCCTCACCGCGTGCGATGTATGAGACGTACATGTCGCCGATATTCTCAACGATAAGGTCGTATCTCTGCCCGATGGTGAGCTTATATCTTAGCACGAACAAGAGCTCATCGTTCTCATCCATAGCCACGTCGCTGTTGCAGTTGAAGATTGTAGGCACAAGGTTTGCCTTCAGGTCATGCGTATAGATGTCGGTCATGGTCACCGTTCCATCCGGTGCCGTGTGCCGTTTGGTAACTATCAGCTTCGCCTCAGTGTCACCCTGGTAGAAGTGATCCATGTGAACAAGGAAGGTCATCTTTACATGAACTGTCCTTGCTTGCAATGACGTGAAGAAGGAGTTCAGCACCTTGTAGTTTCCGTAACTGGTGGATGCCCACTCCACATCGTTTGGCTCACAAGTGTCGGGCACTGCTATCTCCGAGCTCTCGACATAGAACGGCATGGCGAAGTCGTTGTTAGCCGACAAAGGAACGAACACAAGCCTGCGTGTGACGTCATCATCGTCTATGCTCATGTTCAGAAACCAGTTGATACGGCTGATCATGTCAAGCCTGTCATATCTGAGCTTCTTAGCCAAAGCAAGGTCACTAACATTGTACTGGTATTTCGTCGATTTGTTCGCCTTTATCAGAGCCGCGATGGAGTTGTCGACGGCGTTTATCTCGCAAGTGAGCGCGTCATATTTGAGTGTCGAGAAATCCAGGGCACACCTGAAGATCTCGCTCCATGTGTAATTCTCCCTCAGCTCAAAGCGCACCATCGCGTCGGCGTTGAAACCATCATTGATGAACAGCGCGACCAGTTGCTTGTAAGCGTTGCCACAGAAGTTGAATGACGTGCTGAACGCCCTCATCACTCCGTCGTAGTCCTGACGTTTGAACGAAAGGTCCACGTCAGCCCAGTTCACCAGCTCATCAGTCACGTCAAGCGTGATGGTGACTCCGTTGCTTGTTATGTCTAAATAACATCTGTACATACTATCTCTTGTTTTTCTTTGAATTCCTAACCGCAGCGTCCAGCTCATCGCACATCGACTTGAGCATCCACGCGTATTCAGAAGCCTTCATCTTTCCAGTGTCAATGTACATGCCTGTATGCCTCATCAGCGCCACACGCTCCCTTGTGAACGTCTCTCGGCTCACCTCAGCGGTTTTCACGGGCTGTGCCTTGAGTCTATCCTCCTTCATCCTGTCAGTGGCTCTGAGCGCCTCTATCTTCCTCAGAAGCTGGTCGTCGCTTAGCTCATATCCAAGGGTCCGCATGACGTTCCGAGAGCTCTCCATGTCACCGGCCTCAGCCAGTGCCTTCGCAGCACCGAGCACCGTCGCCCTCATCTTCAGCTTCAGCTCCGCGTCCGCCCTCATGATCTGAGCAGCCACAGTCTTTCCACCGATGATTCGGATATATTCCAGCTTGATGGACATGGCGGCCTCACGCCTCTTATCCTCGGGTGCGCTTCCCTCAGCCACCGCCTTGCTGTCATCGCCCAGGTATAGGTCTATGAAGTCTGCCAGGCTGATTGTGTCGAGTGTATGTAGCTTAAACCCTTGCATACATCCTCATGTAGTCGGCGTTGTGAGCCTGTTTGCGTAATATCCGCTTTATGTCATCCAGTTGCTCATTGCTGAGCTCCATCTCTTTACGGAGGTCATTGTGGTCGCTGTTCACATTCACGGTCACGCCCTCATCGCGTTTGTCCTTGAGCTGCTCGGAGAGCATGGCGTAATCACTCATCAGCTTTCCTGTGAGCACTGCCTGCGCGTCCGGCAACACTTTGTCACCACGTTGCAAGTTCACCAGTGTCGGAGTGTCGGGTGTGAGCCATGCCTTACCTCTTGATAAAACAATCTCAGGTCTGCCACCATCACCCACGATGGACCAGCCTCCTGCGGCGTTGTTGGTGCCCTCTGCATAAGCCTTCGTCGACATGATGGTTGCCAGCTGGATTGCACCCTGTGCGGCTATCAGCGCGGCCATAGGTGCCGCGAAGATACCTCCCTGCGACCAAGCTTTCATGACAGCCACAGCCGTGTTCATGATGGTGTTCGCTATGTTGGCGGCCTTCTCGATTGCGGCCTGCTTCTTCATGATCTCCTCACGTTTGGCCTCGGTGGCTTCCTCGGCTGCCCGTTTGCGTGCCTCTGCCTCCTCTGTCGTGATTGCACCCATCTCTGCCAGCCGTTCGATGCGTGACAGCTGAGCGTCGGTGGATTTCTCCAGCTCGTCGAGCTGCTTCTCGTATGCGTTGTTTATGATGTCGCCGATACCGGAGAACAAGGCGGTCATTGTCTGAACGCTCTCCTGTATGAGCTCCATTCTCTGCTGCTCATACTCACGCTGCTTCTGAAGCTGCTGCTCGTGCATCTGCCGTTCTTTCTCCGCCGCCTCCTTGGCAAGCCGTTCCTGTTCTGCCGCCTCCTTCTTCGCCGCCTCAGTCGCGTCGTTGGCGGCCTTGATGCGGTTGTCGGTCATCATCTTGTTCAGGTTGTTGCGTGCGTCAGCCAGTTGCTTAGACAGCTTGATGCGCTCATCGTTGGATAGGTTCTCAACCCTCATCTGTTCCTCGATGAGAGCGATAGCGAGGTCTGCCGACTGCTCGGCATAGCGTTGCTCGATCTCGGCCTTCTTTGCCTCGAACTGCTCCTTGCTTATCTCTCCCTTCTCATATCGGCTCACCTCGGCTGTTATCTCATCGTTCATGGCCTGTGTGTAAGCCGCTGCCTGGAAAGCATAGCGGTCAGCGATGGCAGAAGCCTCCTGTGATGCCAGTTGCTCACGCTCACGGGCCAGTTCCTCAGCGCTCTTGGCCTCTTCCTTGCGGATAGCCGCTACAGCCTTGTATTTCTTCGTCTCATCCTCCACTGACTTATCCTCGGTCTCTTCCTTCTTTCCTCCCGCGGCCCTGACAGCGTTCGCTGACGCGTCGTTGAACTGTTTGATGTATTTGCCCACGATAGGAAGGCTCTCCATCAGCTTGAGCACTGATGACACCACCTTACCCACGGCGATAGCCATGTCAAGAAGCCAGCCGACAGCCTTCTGCAGGATGCTCAGCAGTTTGTCGAGCAGGACGTTCATCGGTGCGGTGATCTTCTTCCACTTCACCATGTTCTCCTCGCTGGATGATATACCCTTGCTTACGAGCATGACAGCTCCGGCGATAGCCGCGATTGTCGCCACTATCGGGTTGGCCAGCAATGCCTTCAGTGATGAGCCCATTGCCCTGACGGACGTGCCCATAGCCTTGAACGTGTCGGATGCCTTCGGGCCTGCAGTGATGATCTTCTCGAACATCTCACCCATCGGACCGCTGAGGCCGAACGCCTCGCGTATGGAGTTGGCATAGTTGCCCACGTTCAGTGAGTAGACGCCTGTAGCCCTTTGCAACTCGTCCATCTGATTGTGAATCTGCAGGAGGTGCTGCTCCATCTCCCTGCCCTCGGCCGCCTGTCTCTCGGCCATTGACATGTCGTTTATCTTCTGCTTCAGCAGTGAGTACTCCGCGCTCAGCTGGTTGTATGACTTCGACGCCGCGTTCGCGTTCTTCTCACTGGCCACAAGCAGCTTCGCCTGGTTCTTTATCTCCTGGTTGGCAGCCCTGTTCTTCTCGCGTACCATAGCCAGCTCCAAAGCCTCGTCGCTCTGTGCCTGCCCCAGCTGTCTGTATGCCTTCTCCAACGTGGCGGATGTGCGTGCGTACTCAGCGCTCGCCCTGGTAGCCTCAGCCACCTTGCGGTTGACGTCAGCCAATAGCTGCTGGTATTGCTTCTGCATGTCCGAGAGCTGCTGCTGTACCTTCGCCATCTCCTGTCCGTTGGTGTTGAACTGCTGCATCTTCACGTTCAGCTCATCGAATGTGCCTGCCGGCATGCTGATACCTTTGCCGATAGCAGTAGCGATGTCGGTGTACTTCTTTTTCAGGTCGTCGAACTGTGCCGACAGCGCGTTCAGCTGCTCGAAAGCCGACTGGTCGACTATGTTAGTTATGATAAAGTCATTGTTTGGCATAGCTATATGATGATTTCTAATATTTTCTTGTCCTTAGCCTCATCCTCCGGACAGAAGCGGAACTCCTTAGTCCGCTCATCCTGGAAGAGGATGTATGTGTCGCCCGTTAGTCGGGCCGCTTTCTTCGCCAGCTCGCGCACTCTCTCGCGATCCTGGTTTGCTTTCATTATCTCACGCCAGCAGCTCATGAGAAATAGTCTCTTATCGCACCCCTGACGAAATTGTCAAGGAAGTGTTTCGTCGCCGTGCGAGAGATCTTGTAGATCGTGTCATGGTACTTCGCCTCAATCTCGGTGGCAAACCCCACTTGTGATGAGAAGGTGACGCCGCCGTCTATGTTTCTCGGCATGATACTCCGGTGGAACGTACCATCGATAAAGAGGTTCGGCACCTCCCTGGATCTCGGTCGGAAACCCAGCTGCCCGCCACCCATTGACGGAGGTGTTATCTCCATCTTCCAATCGGCGTAACGCTCAGCCATCATCCGCCACGCGCTGCCGTATCTCTCCTTGAAGTACGGGTCAGTCAGGTAGGTAGGTCGTAACTCTTTCTCGTTTCCGTCCAAGCCCGCCCAAAGCTGCTCACGCACATAGCCTCCCAGCTCCATGCCGTTGGCCTGGATGAGTCTCGCAAGCATTGACGGAAATCCGTCGTTGAGCTTTGCGAATGTGTCTGAAGCGCCTTTGATAGTAGCCATTCTTGTAAAAAGGGCGGCTTTTCACCGCCCTGCTTTTTTTTGGATTTTTTTATACACTTTCCTCAAGAATTCCTCCTTTTTGTCGAAATCCTCGGCAAGGTGCACCACCATAACACGAACGAATTCCTCCTCGGTCATGGCGGCGCAAGCCTCGACGTTGAAATAAATGCCGTTGACTACCATTGCTCAATTCCTGTAATTCCGACACCCTGGAGAACCGACGGAGCGGCCAGCTTAGGAGTGCCTGTGATTGTGAGCTCGTTGGCAGTAGCGCTGTAGCTTGCGGATGTTCCGCTGGTCAAAGCGGTAGCCGCGTTGTCAGCGATGAGCTGTCCGTAGTAAGCTGTCACGTCCAAGTCATCAGCCACGTTCACCAGCTTGTACTTGTTGGCTGCTGAGCCAGCCGCGAACTTGACGAATACCAAGCCCTCGAGAGCTCCGACGATGTCGAAGTCAACTTGCTGGATAGCGATGTTCGCCATCCAATCCTCGAAGTCCTTAACGTATGTCTGTACGGTCAAGCTGTCAGAGTCAGACGATGTGTCGAAGAGGTTGCCGCCCTCTGCGATGCCTACCAAAGGCACGCCGGCGAACTCACCGTTCTCGTTCCATTTGCCGTAGATCACCTTGTTGTCGTCAACGAAGTAGGCGTCAAAGCTGATGCCCTTGGCGCGGACGATGTTCATACGGAGGTTGAAGTCGTTGTCAGCCATTGTCCAGGTAGGATTGAATGCTGAATAGCCCACGATCTTGGTGCCGCCGTAGCCGTTCTCCGATGTCTGAGCCTCACCGCCTTCGGGTGCGAACTCAACGATGTGCTTGAGCGGATAGATTCTTGCAGGACGGTTCGCGTGACATGCCACCTCTATAGATGATGCTGTCAAGGTAGCAGGCAGGATCTGTCCGTGCTCTATGAGGATGATAGCCTTCACGTGTCCGGCGTTCAGCGGGCATTTGCCGATTCCGGAGTTGAAGTTCTTCCCTACACAATTACGATAGTATGTTGCCATTGCAATTCCTTTCTTCTATAAATGTCAAACTTAAGTTGCTAATCTCGATAGCGTCGATAAAATCACGGAAGGGCCTGTTCTCCGAAGTCAGCACACCAAGCCGGCCGTAACGGTAGTTCTCCGTATAGGTGTGAGCTGGTATGCCGGAGTAGTTCCGGATGATGCGCCTGTCATTCATGAGCTGCTTGATGAACTCCTGATAGATTGGTCTGAGCACCTCCCCGAAGGTAAGGGCGTCGCGTTCCTCATTCAGGTAGTTCTTCTGCGTGTTGCACAGAATCAGAAGCTCGAGGTTGGCGGAGCTGCGCTCAGTGGCCCTCTCAACCGACCGGCTCTCCTGATAGGGTGAGTATAAGCAGATGATCGGGTACTTCATGGCGGCTGTCTCAGGGCTGCCGTTCCAGCGTGTGAGGATGTTTGAGATATAATCCCAGTCACCGTAAAGGTAGCTGATACTTCTCCCCATCGCTGTGGCCGTTGCCTTAACGACATCGCCGATTATGTCATGTATTGGTGTCATATCCCGTACCCGTTCAGTTTCTCAGTCATCGAATAACAAACGTAAAAGCCGTCCTCCATCATCCGCTCGTGAGCCTCGACCATGCAGTTCCAGGCACGCATCTGCAGCCATCTCGGGTTCTGCAGCGTGCTGTCTGAGGCTGTGTCGACTCCGATGGGTGATGCGTGGAACTGGCCCATCTCCAAATACTTGAAATAGACATAGCAGGCTGCCGGAGCCGGCGTGAACTTCTCCATCTCGAGGATAAGGTTCTCCATCTCGGCGTCGCTGCCATCCCTGTCGCACGCGTACTCGCAAAGACGTTGTGCTGTCTCACGACCGAAAGCGAGGCGGAAGTACTCCTTCTCATACCAGTCAATGAACGCCTCCATCTTTGCCACGTCAGCGTTACGGGTCACGCTCGGGACTCCCGTGTTAAGGTTGAGTCCCAAGTCAATGATTCCCGTGAAGTCAGTCACTTTCGTTAACATTCCCTTCTGTTTTTATCGATTATTACGCAGGAGTGATTGCTGTGATTACGTTTGCGAATGTGTCGCTTACGAATGCAGCCTTATCCTGTAACTTCACGTAGTAGATCACACGCTCTTCTGCTACAACAGTCACCAGGTTCTTAGTGAAGTCATCGTTAACCCAACCAACGCTGATCTCAGCTGGTTGCCAATCTCGGATGTGCATGTAGTTGAAGTCACCGATCACGAAGTTGCCAGCTGTGATGTTGGTAGACTGGATTATCTGAAGGTTCGGCAATCTGCGCTCGATCTCCTCGAACAAGTAAGCGCCGGTCGTTGTCTTTGCGCTCAGGATCGTTGAGAAGTCGACTGGGTTCAGGATCAATGCGTTCGGGCGGAAGCTCATGCCGCTTGCTGAAGCAACCTGAGTGTAAGCTGCGACGATTGCGTCGAAGTAGTTAGGAGTAGCTACCTTGAAGCCTGACAATGTGTAAGCTGGAAGGCTCACGCCGCCAAGGATGGTGCTCTCTTCTTTCAAGCGAACACGGCTGAGCATGATACGCATGCACTCGCTTACGAATGCAGGGAAGTCGTACAATGTCTCTTCAGAGAACTTCTCCCATACTGCGATCTTGACTGCCTGGATGGTTCTCTCAGTATAGTCAGTGTCCATCTGAGGCTTTGCGGCACCCTGAGCGACAACAGCTGCGTCACCCTCACCGGCTGCGATCTCGGCGATGGTGATAGCGCGTGCGCTTGATGGAGTCACGTCAGACACTAAACGCAAAACGTTCTCCTGCAAAGGAAGAACTGCGTTGTCGTCGCTTGCTGCGTTCAGATACAGGATGGAGCCTGTTGTGATGGAGCCTGTTGTGATGGAGCCTGCTTTGATGGTGCCTGCTGCCTTCATGTCTAACTTAAGGCGCAAGTCTTTGCCGTTCTCGTTGATAGCACGCTTGAGGTCGATTTTCTCCACACCCTCAACGATGCTGATGTAGCTCTTCAGTTGCTCTCTCAACTGAGCTTCGATAGATTTTCTCATCTCTTTATCGTTTTTTGTTTCAAACTTGGCCTTAAGGTCCGTGATTGTATCCTCAAGCCCTTTAATGCTCTCTTTTACGGAGGTGTCGTCATACATAGCCTCCTTCACGTTGTCGGCGATCACCTCATCCATCGCCTCGAACTTCTTCACATCCTCTTCGGATGCGTCTTTCAAAAAGTCAACTAATTTCTTTGCCATAGTAAACTCAAATTTTAAAACAGTCAAAGATGGATTTCGGTGTATCGGCTTGCTCTTCCTTCGCAAGTGACTCCTTCGCCGGCTTGCTGCTTGCAAGTGATATTGCCTTCGCCATTATGCTTTGTAGTTTCTGTTGTCTCTCAATCGGCATGCCCTTCATGAAGGCCGCCAGCTCCGCGTTCAGATCGTCAACGGGGTCGTGTCCCTCACCCTTGAGTCCTAAGTATTCAGTCTCAGGGTTTGCGGCTATTGAAACCACGCTGATCTCGTACAGCTTAACCTCACCCACGATGTACGCGTCACGAAGCTCATCGTATCTCACCGCATCCCAAACGTATGAGAAGCCGATACTGAACTGGTTGAGCGTGCCGCTCTCCAGCTGCTTTATGCAGCGGTCACCCAGCTCTATCTCATCAATGACAGCCTCGAAGTAGAGGCCTTTCTCATCCTCGCGCAGAACGGTGATGCGGCCCAAAGGCTCATCCGTGTCGTGCTGCCAAAGGAACAATATCTTGCCGTTGGCGTCTGACTGAGGTCCGCGCTCCTGGATGCTCTTTGCGAAGCAGCCTGGAAGAAGCACGTCACCGTCGCGGTCCACGTTGTTGAAGATAGCGCCGTATCCGCTGATCGTGCGTGACTCACCGTTGTATGTGTAGTCCTTCGCGCTTATCTGCATGTGCTGGATGCCCAGCTTCTTAATGTCTCTAATCATTTTGCGTTATGTTTAGAGGAGAGGCGGGGTCGATGTCGATATACTCAACAAGCCCCTGCCGTGCCTCCTCGATGGTTATCAATCCGTCACTCACAAGTTTGCCGTATGCGTTCGCCGCCTGGCTGATCGTGTCAGCCATAGCACGCCTGTCCTTCTGCAAGCACTCCACGTCACCGAAGTCCATCGTGATGAACTCACCCTGCCTGCAGATGCTGCGTGTCAGTGCCTCGCAAATCTTCTTGCTGTCAGGTATCACGATATCCTGGTACGTTCCCTTCTTCGCGCTTTCCTGGTTGTCGTACTTCGCGTCGTCGAAGAGGTTGTAGTTCACGCCCAGCGCGTTGCAGATGGCCTTTGTCGCACGCTCATCGGTCTCCGGCAGCTTCAACTGGTCGGAGTTGTAGTCCAATGGCAGCCATCCCAGGCGATACCTGGTGACGAGTATCGGGTAGTCCTGACCGACAAGTCCGTAATTCTGCTGGAAGCGGTCCATCACCTCGAGCTCATCCTTTCGCGTTAGCTGGCTGTTGCCCATCTCGTCGGTGTAGTCGCTGTACAGGATGCCCTTCGGACCACCGTTCACCAGCAGCGTGTGCGTGGCTGCCATAGCTGCCGTCCAGTTACTCACGGCAGAGCTCAATGAGTCTGAAGGTGTGATGAAGTCGACGATGTGCTTCTTGTCGTCGCTGATGATGAACTGCGAGTTGTAAACCAGGCAGTACTCATAAGGCTGCAGCGTGTACACGTCATCCTCGCGCATTCCTGTGCGGATGGTGGCTTTCTCGATGACATCATCCATGCTGTACTGCGCGTACATCTTTCCGGTGCCGTACAACCTGAACCGTTCCGCCGGAACCACCCACATAGCCTTCGGCGTGCTCGTTGCCGTCGCCCTTACAAGGGCTATCGGGCAGTATCCGAACGCCGACAGCTGGAGCTCCACCTGCTTGATGAAGCCCGTCCATGTCTGCAGTGGGTTCGGAGTTGAGAGCAGCTTGCGAAGGTCCGCTGATGAGGCTCTCTCGTTGCCGTCGGCGTCGGTCACCAGCACGTTGCCCCTGGACGCCATAGCCCCGAGCCGGTCACAAACCATGTAGAACGGAGCGCAGAGCATGAGTGCCCTTGCCTTCTCGGAGTCAAGGCGCATGTCGAACGTCACGCGCTCACGGTTGCCCACTCTCTTGGAGAGATACCAGTGCCCGTCAACCTCGCGGGTGTATGAGTGCACCACGTTGATGGGGTTTAGTGATTTGCGGTTGAGCCCGAGTCCGTTTTTGAAATTTTGTAGTATGTCCATAAACATAAAAAAGTGGCAGTCACGCTGCCACTTCCCAAACTAACAACAAATAAAACGTATGAGCAATCCTTGGGTGCCGTGCGTCTTCACACGACTGCAGCTGTCTGCACTTCAAAGTTAGTCATTTATTTTCATTCTCGCAACACGCTCAGCCACCCTGCAAAGTAGATACATGGCCTCGTATGTGCTCACCCTGTCATATGTGATGAGGTTGGCGTACAGCTCACCGAGCCCTGCTTTGAAGCGGAACTCAGTAACAGCCGCCGACCACTGATCCATGAACCCTTGCTTGTTGGGTGTGTCCTTCCTCAGATACGCGTCCGATGTCTCTCGGAGTGCGTAAGCCTTCGCCATCGTTGAGGCGTCTGCCTCGACATGTACCTCTCCGCTGAGTGTCTGCCCTTCGTACACACCACCGTCGGTGATGTATGTCACCCCATCCTTGATGACAGCCACGCAATACCATGCACGCCCGTTAAGGTTGAGGTGTACCTGGGTGATTGCGTCGCCATCTACCTCACCCTCGAAGGACTGGTAACGGCTCTCCCCTCTGCGCTCGACGGTCATCGTGAGGCAGTCTGCCGCGTCATCATGTGCGTTGCGCCCTGAGCGCATGTAGCCTGATAGCTGCCCATAGAACTGCGGCCATCGTTGCCTCCAGCCTCTTGGGAAGTATGTCATGTTCTGAACGGCCGCCGAGTTTGTGAGTATGCGCGTCTCCTTGTTTGCTGTCTGAGCGAAGTCGCTCACCCTGCATGTGGTGTTGCCTAAGATGCGGAGCTTGCTCTCCACGTTCCTTGCGAACCCTCGACCTCCGTTGTTGCCCTCGATGTCGGCCTGCTGTGTAAGGTTGGCATGAAGCATCCTCGCCACCTCGCTCTCGGTCTCCTCCATCGGTGACTGCGTGAACGTGACGTCGGTGATGAAGTTGCCCAGCTCTGTCTCAACATAGCAGATGGAGCAGAGCCAGTCGCTGCCTTTGTCCGCCGTATCAGTGCAGTTGCGCCGTATGGCTGTGTTGGTGACTGGTATGCTGTCGTATTCCTTCCACCGGTCATCCACATACAACAAGCCCTCCATCGGCATTGGGTTCTGCATGTACTGGGTCTCAAAGACGAAGCGGTTTATCTCCCTGAGCTTGTACAATTCAGGAAGTGTGTGCTTGAACTCCCAAAGCGCATGCTCACCGTTCTCGTCCGTAATGATGGCCGGAAGTGACAGCACCCGCCACTCCCCTGGCTCCTTCTCCAGTAAGTAGCCTGTGAGGTCGTGCTTGTGTGTCCGCTGCATGATGATGACGATGGGTGTGTTGCGTGAGTTGACGCGGTTGCGGATGGTGGTCTCAAAGCGCTCGTTTATCTTCTCCCTACGGGCGTCAGAAAGCGCGTCCTCGGGTTTTATCGGGTCGTCGATTATTATCGCACCGGCGAAGCGCTGAGTGGTGATGTTGCCTATCTCCTCATCCAGCTCATCAGTGGCTCCCGCACCGAAGCCTGTGATCTGTCCGCCTGTGCTTGTAGCGTACACTCCCCCTCCGTCGGTTGTGGTCCACTTCTTCTTGGAACGTGATGACTGGCTTAGCTCGATGTACGGGAAGATCCTGCGGAACTCATCATGCAGGATCAGCGAGCGGACTGTCTCACTGTTATCCCTCGCAAGGTCGTCGGAGTAGCTCAGATGCACGAACTTGGAGGATGGGTTGACGGCCAGCCCGTAACTGATGAACATCTTGACGGCTATCTCACTTTTTCCATAGCGAGGCGGCATGTTTATGATGAGCTTGCGGCACTTGCCCTCTGCCACCTCCTGAAGTGCGGCTATGATTTGGGCGTGATGCCATGAGACGATGAACTTCTTCTTGTACATCGCCTTGAAGAAATGCCGAGCGAACCTCTCCAGGCTCGAAAGGCAGTAGGCTCGTATGTAGTCATCGCCTGTCATTCCTCATCGATGATCTTCTTCGCTTCCTCGATGGAACGAGGAACAATGAGAGGCTCGCCGTTCTTTCCGGTGATCTCAGTTCGTTCGGTATAGCCGCGATGCTTGAGCTTTGTCTTGCAGTAGAAGATAGTAGCTGATGTGTCTCCAGACTCAACAAGCTCCATCAGCTTGCTCTCTATCTTGTCACCCTGCATGTTCAGGATATGGTCGACAGCTGCCTTGTATGACTCATCAGCCATCATCCAGTTTCGGTGTGTGTTGTACCGAATGCCGACCTCATCACAGGAGATGTTTATGAGGCCCTTGTTCCTCTTCAGTGCCTCCAACATCCGGAACTTGTTCATCCGCGTCCGTTCCTGCTCTTTTTTAGTGTCTAAATTTGTTAAGTTTTCATTCATAGTAGTTTAGTTTGAAATCCGTAAAACGCAATGAGGATGGAGTCGGCGTTCTTCAGCGTCACCTTCACACCTGGGAAGTACTGCTGTGCCGCACCCTTCATCCTGTTCTTATGCTCCGTCTTGCTCTCACCCTTTCGGCTGAGTAGTCCGAGCGCCTTCTGCCATTTCTGCGGCGTCACGTCGAAAAACGGTATGCCGGCCGCTGTCAGTGCCATCTGCAGCTGCCCGTAACCTTCCCCGAACTTGAACGTCGAGGCCACGCCCTGGCCAGGCATTGCACCGACCCTCTCAAGCCACGCCACGCAGTCACCCTTGTACTTGCTGATCGTCTGCCAAAGGTCCTGCAACGTCGCGGGCATTGGTACGCTCTCGAGCACGTCGAAGGTGTCCGAGAGTATGGTTATACCTCCAGCCTGCCCAGGGTCAATTCCCATGTACCTCATCCTTGCCTCCTTGGTTGTACGCGTACAATGCCACCCATCCTATTCCGCCGCAAGCCACAAGGAAGGTGGTGCCTACATATCCGAGCAGCCATCCGGCTGCGTCCGCCGCACCCGCGAGGTTCATCATCCAGTAGATGACTGCACAGATGAACATGAGCAAGCTGATGATGCCCACGATGAACAAAATCCAATTCAATACGATAATAGCCTTTTTCATTTTTCCTTCAGTTTTAGTTCGATTCTCAACGCGTCAGGAGATTCCTGGTTCCGTACATAGCGATACGCCTCCTTGAAGCTCATGCCACAAGACACGAGCCATGAGACATAGCGGTGACGTGCGACGATGACGTCAGCCATCGCCTTCCTCAGCGCCTTGTAGTAATCTTCCTCACCCATAGTTTTTCTTCAAAGTTAATAAATTTATCTTAAGTATTCGCTGCATCTGAAGCCATTGCGAGGCCTATAGTCTGCAAAATCCATGCTTTTAAACAACCATGCACGATTCGCCCATCTTGCAATGTCCTTCTCATATTGGGAAGGCTCTCGCCTGTTGTTATAATCCCTGTATGGCTGGACAAACGGCAAGATCCCGAGTCTTTTCAAAGTCCTTAACCTGAACAAATCCTGCTCAACCGTAGAGTTAAATCCGACGAGCACATAGCAAGTGATCTTGTACGGCTTTATATATTTTATCACAGACTCCAGTTTCTCCGTCAAGTCAATATTCGGCAAATCCCATGCGATGTGCACATTTCCCTTCAGCCTCATCTTGTTTAGCCAGTAAGCCTGTTCCTCATCCATTATCCGAACATCAACCCCATGAAGTTTAACTGGAAGTTTTTGCCTCATCAGATCGTCGACGGCGAACCGCCACTCGGGGTTTGCAAAAAAGTTGTTGTCGAGCACCTCTATCCACTCAGCTTTGCCGTTCCACTCCATCGGATCGACTGGATGGATGCCACCCTCCTTGTCATGAACGAGACAAAACGGGCAATGCCGTATACATCCTCTCGAGTAGAACTGAACGGAGAACTTACATCCGTAAAGCGAGTAGTCAAGCCCATTATACCTGTCAACATCATCAGGAAGTCTTGACGCGATGTCATAGCCTGTACCTCCAGTCACGAAATCATCAGCGTCGAAAGCAAGTCGGTTAAAGTCATTTGTGAACGTAAACACCTTGCTTGCGTATATCCTGTCATATCGCTGCATCATTGGCATCGCCCACTCAACATCGTCGCCTTTCAACTTGTGCCATGAGCTTAACTTCATAAGCGCAACGTTCGGAAAATTATGCCCGTCAACATCTAAAATTCCAATTTTCATGTCATTCAAATCTAATAGTGCCTGGAGGGTGAGTCGGACACCCTTGCGACCATCCCAGGCTTGCGCCTCCCTATCCTCGCGGACCGGAAGGCAAATGCTAAACACGATAATAATTACTGCGACATCTCTGTCTAATTTGCCCTCTCGCTCGAGGTTTGTGGGCTGCTGGGAGTCGAACCCAGTTGTACCCGTCAGCCCGTCACCATGCGGCCCTCACGGGAGGCATGGAGTCAAAGTAAACAATAATTTTCGTACAAAAGAATCTTTATCACACCCTCGCTCGGGTTTGTGGGATGGGGAGGATTCGAACCTCCCTGCCTTTGATAATTAACGAAACCTCTACAACCTTTTGTTCTCCCTTTCATCCCAGTTCATCGAAGAACCTCCACCGATAGCCGCCTACATGCTTTCGCCTGCCGTTGCAGCATGAGCGGATGTTCCTCGCACATAGCCCTGTCTTTCCCTCCGCGTCACAAGCCGAGCTGAACCAAGCCAGTATGTTTCCATCATCATCCATCGCCACAATCGCCTTCCTGTTCCATCCTCCTATCGCACGGCCTTTACGATGCAGGCTGAGGTTGGCTCTCATGCGTGCCTGTTTCTCGGGGCTTATGCCCATCTCATCCCATGTCATGCCCTTGTTCCATGTAGCATGTCCTTTGTTGAACTGCCCGTTCAAAGGGTTCTTCATCTTCACTTGCGGACCGAACTCAAGATAATAGCTCATTCTTCCTCCTCCTTTCCTTCGCTCTTCTAAGACACCACGACCTTTTCAGCGACTCGCGCCTCTTGGCCTCCTGCTCATCTGTCAGCGGCTTTCTTCGCCCTGACTTGAACTCTGTGTCAGGTGATGAGCGCACGCCCTTCTTGAACTGCCCCTTATTACCATGCACCTTGTTCAGGATGTGAGCGACCCTCACGTTCTCCCTATACACGCCAGTCAGCCACTCACTGTCCTTCTTAAGCCCCAGCTCCCTGGCCTTGCGTATCATCGTGCGCGATGACACGCCCAGGATGTGCGCCAGCTCAGTGTTGAAGGTCGTTGGGTACATGCTTCGGAGGTCATCCAGCATCTGCCTGCTCCAGTTTATCCGCTTCGAGTAGCCCCGATGCTCCCACACCCTGCCCGTTCGCTGGTCCAGGAAGATTCCGTCGGGTTTCTTCCCATGACGTGCGTAGTATCGCCTGTTCTGCGCCGATTTAATCTCTTTGTTCATAGCTCATCAATTTCCTCGATGTACTGCCAGTAATACTTCACCGGCCTTGCTTCCTCTTGCTCGATGATCGCCTCGTACCGTTCAGTGCCGGTCACCCTGTCTGTGTAGCAAGTCACCCTGCCGCGCTCATCCTTGTATGCCCTAAGGATGTACCTTCCGACCTCCGGCAGCTCATCCGCGAATCTCTTCCATCTACTCATATTCAATTTCATTTTGATAATATTTTCTTTCAGCGTTGAACAAATCAAGCTGGACGTTTGTTTTTATTGCGTTGCACGCATCCATGTAGTACGGCTTCTTTATCTCAAACCCGTATGCCTTACGCCCAAGTCCAGCAGCGGCAACCAATGTGCTCCCGCTTCCTGCACAAGGATCAATAACAACATCATCAACGTCAGTAAATATCTCGATTAACTGCCGCAACAGCTTGATAGGTTTTTGCGTTTCATGTATCTTTCTCATGCCTAAGTCGCGCGGGAAATCGATGCAGTTGAATATCATCGCACCGTTGTTGTTGAACTTTGGCAATTTATCTCGATAGAGTATCAAGCCGTATTCACAATTCCCGACAACTCTCATATTCGCCTTTAAGACTTGCGCCGAATAATTCTTCCTGAACACAAGGTTGATGTAGTTGTTCAGCCCATATCTCTTAGCCAACTCTATAAGCATGAATTGTTGCTCAAACTCACAAAAAACAATCATGCAAGGTGCTTTGCCACGTTCCTTCGGCTCTGGACGCAACATCTGAGAACAGAAGTGCATGAACTCTGCCGGCCTGAAATCCTTGTCAGTGTCAAAGAACTCCGTTCCAGCCAGCTCGCTCTCCCCGTTCTTGTTGTCACCTCCGATATACCATGTCGGGTTGCTTCCGTATGCATTCTTCCCGATGTTGTAAGGTATATCCGTAAGTATTAGCTGTGCCTTTGGCACCCCAAATTGTTTGAAATTTTGAAAATGCGAGTTAAACAACCCGATCCTATTTCTGTTTAATCTGAATTCAGGGTTCACTCGTTGAACATCTCTAATCGTGTGTTTCATTGTTAGACCTCCATTTGCTCATATCGTCAGCTCTAATTTAAGTTGCACATTCTTGTTCTCAAATCTGCCCGTATAGTTCGGGCAGCAGTAGATCACACCGCCGACCTCCTTAGTCCCTTGGTTCATCACATAGCCGTTCGGATGCCTCTTTTCGTTCCTCGGGCACGCACCGCCCTTGCGTGTGCAGTTCCCGCAGTTCTTTTTGTCAGCTGGGAAGTCATCCATTGTCAGTAGTGTGTTCATCTTGTTGTTCTTTTATTGTTCTTTACAATCTCCTCCTGCCGCATGATCCGCTTGTCAATCAGCCCCAGCACCCTGAGTTGGTTGGGCGTTGCGTCGCCCTGCCTCAGCTCCTCAAGCCTGTCATTGATCAGCTTGCGGATGATCACGACCTCTGCTTTTCGTAACGTCAGCTTCATTTTCGTAAGCTCTCTCCCATGAACACGATAGGCTTCGTGATCACCCTCAGCCTGTCGATTGTTCGCTCACCGTACTTCTGCCTTAGCTCATCCACCGACATGTTTGTAGTCAGTAATAGCATCTTCCCCTCACGCTCGGCCGCGTCTGCCAGCTCGGCAACGACCATCCGGCGATTGCCGTACAGCATAGACTCACCCTCAGTGCCTATGTCATCCACGCAGATAAGGTGCTTTGACATCACCGCGTCAGGCTTCATGTTCATCTGCATCGCCGTATAGGTTGACACCATCTTACGGCAGCATGTGTTTATGAGCAACGGCAGCACCTTCGTAGCAAGCAGTGATTTTCCGCGTCCGCAGTTGCCCATAAGCAGCAGCCCCTTGCCTTCGTTGTCAGTAAGCCATGATGCCACCTCATCGTATTCCTTCACCCATGTCGCGCCATCTCCGACAAATGACTTTATGCCGTCGAATATAAGCTGGCGTGCGTCAGGTATGCGGATGTACACTTTGTCAGGCTCGACTATCGCGCCAGCCTCCCTCAAATATGCTTTTGCCCTCTCAAAATCTATCTTTACCATAATTTTTGATTTTTGAATTTTTCAATCGAATTGTCTGTAAGTATCACTCCCACCTTAGGGTTCCCCTCCTTCTTCGGGATCTTCTCCCTGTCAGCCCAGGTCTTTAGCCTCAGCGCAAGCTCCCAGGTCGACTGCTGCTCAAACCGCATCTTTGTCTTTGATCTGTTCATTTCCGACCAGTAGTCGAAGAAATCGCGTATCATGTCTTTTCCGTACTTATCGACGAAAGGAACTAAGGAAGCATAAAATTTTTCCTTCCTTGCGGACGTAGCGGCTTCAGCCGCGACCTTTTCGCTTTCTTTTTTGCTAACGTTTACGTTAGTTTTTTCTTTATCTTTTAGAGATTCTTTCTCTTTATCTTTATCTAAATCTTTATCTTTATCTTTATCTGTCATCGTTCGATATCCATCGTTATCGTTCGATATCGTTCGGTATCCATCGTTAAATCTTTTTGCAGAATTTTCTTTGTTCTTCTCGCATTTGCGATCGTACTTTTCTTTGTCATCACGAAGCTGCTTAATCATTACCTTTAGCAGCATGTCTGCGGCTGGATTGCTGAGGTCGCCCACCTCTCCAGTTGCCGAGAATCGGAAGAGTGCAGAAAACACTCTCCCTTTATCCTCGTCAGGTAACGTCTCAACAAGGTCGCCCCAGTCATCGTAAATAAGAAAACTCTTTTTCATTTCTGATCCTCTTGCTCTTTCAGTTCACCGATGTAATAGTTCACGTCAGCCTTGCGCTCAGCTTTCGGCACCCATACCTTGACGTAGTGTGTGTCTCCGTACTTTGACGGCTCACGCCTTTTATTGATGTTCACCTTGACAAACCTTCTGCCTGTGCTGTCCTTAACGACGAACTCTTCCCTGATGTCGTCTAAGCAAATTCTTCCGTAATAGTTCATAATAGTATTGTTAATTAAAACCGTTTTGTAAAACATTATACACATCTCTTTTTTCGTACACCGCACGACCTATGTGTTTTGTTAACTTTAATTTTCCTTCTTTATTCCACCGCCAAAGAGTCGTCCTTGATACGCCAAGCAATTCAGCCGTTTCGTCTATCGTTAGGTAACCGTAATTGTGCGCATCTTCATCTTCTGCTTCCTTGTGGATGGATTGGTTGGCACCAATCAAATCGATTATAATTTCTTTTAGATCATCAACTGATACGACAAATTGTACATTTGCTCCGGCTTCGATGAAATTTTTTATATTCATAATCAATCCTCCTTGTATCTTTGTGGGTACTTTGTCATCGCGTACCCGTTCATAATCTCTACTCTTATCAACTCTCCGTTCTTTAGTTTTTCCTCCTCGACTCTCTTGAGCTCATGGAGAAGGGCGATAGCCTTGCGTCGGCTTGCAGCCCTCACCTCCATGAAATCATAATCGTCGAGCTTCTCTACTAATCTCTCCATAGCATCGTGATCATTTCCTCCGCGCGACGTATACGGACCTCAAACTCACACCATACAGCCTCATCAGCAGGAACCCTCACCCAGTGTATCGGGTTCTTCATGAAGGGACAGAAGAAAACCAGGTTAGCCATACGCAAGCCGGTCACGCACATCTCAGCCTGTACCTGGTAGTAGTACTCAGGCTTCACGCCCAGCAGATCCTGAACGTCGTGCACCTCCATCTTGTACTTGCCGAAAGCCTTCGGCATGGGGCACTTGACCTCGAGTATCTGACGGTCACCCTTGATGGTGACTATACGGTCAGGGCTTGCGCTGAAGTTGGGGATGGACGGGTGGTCTATGCTTCCGCACTCCTCCACCTCGCATCCTGTCAAGAGTTGGAAGTTCATTACACCTCCAGGCTCGTTCTCATGTCCCCAATCGATGAACTTGGAGCCGGCGGTCACCAGGTTATCGTATTCCTTGAACATCTCGAAGTCGGTCTTGTAGATGTCGCTCAGCCCTCGCTGTGCCGCCACTTCCTCGATGTATGTCATGGCTGTAGCACCGAAGATTTGGTCCTTACCTCTTCCCGACTTCATGAGCTGCCAAATCTCTGATCCGTTCCACCGACCTACTCGGTGCATGCCCCACTCAAATGTATTCTGTTCCATGTCTAAATATTTTGAAGTTTCTTCCTTTTCTTTGTCAGCATCTCAATGAACCTCGCGTTGCCTTGTAGATTCGTATAGTTATTGTAAATTCCAGTCAGTGTCCGCACCTCAGTAGCCGCGTCTATCTCCTGCTTTGCCATAGCCAGGTAGTCTGCGGCGTCGTTGCGCTCGGTGTACGATGGTGAGTTGTTGAGGCTGTCCGCGTCCTTACCGTCATCGATAGCGAACAAGCCACAGAGCGCGTACTTCCTCGCATAGCTGGAGGCGGCACCGGTGATCTGCGACGCATCCATCCCTTTCTTGGTCTCTTCCTCCCTGGCGAAAGCCGTAGTGGTCGCCACCTCATTCTCAGTGTTTGAGATGGTAGCAGTCGCCTTGATGTAGAAGCGGTCGCCCATGAGCACCACCTCATCATTCAGGGTGAGGGTGCATAACGTCTCACGGAGCAGAGGCTTTACAGCCTCCAGGATATCCTCACAGCTCCGGTACTTGTAGCCACCGAAGGTGTTCTTCTGCCCTTTCGGTGCTTTCAGTTTTGATTGGATGATAGCCAGCTCTTTCATTAAAGCATCCTCCCTAAAATGATGATAGTGTTTCTCATTCCATCCAGTTGCTTGTGAAGCTCGGCTATTTCCTCATCCTTCTTCATGATTTCGCTCTTATAGTCACTTGATTGTTTCATGTTATATGACCACATCTCATCAGCGACTTTGTACTTATTGTACATTTCCTCGGCTGTCAAAGCCATAAATTCTTCTTTACTCATACGTTTAATTTTTATTTGTTAGTTGTTAATAAATTTGATTAAATCCGAACCTTTGAAAAACCGCCTCCCAGTCCTTCTTCTCACTCCGCACGCCAGCAATCCCTCCTTCACCCACCGGTACAATGTCACCCGATGGACGCCGAGCAGCTGGGCTGCCTGAGTGGTGCTGTATGTATAAGAGGTGTCTATCTTCATATTATCTCTCCTTACGTTCACGGATGATCTGACAAACGACGCCAGCCATCGCGATCAATCCCACCAGCATGACTCCGAAGAGTATCCATGCGTTGTTGTGCAAGCTCTCGACTACATACACCAGGCAGAACAAGACGCCGATGATGCAGCATGCTACCTCAATGATGTCAACTAATTTTCTCATACTTCAACCTCCTTCAAAATTTTCTTTCCCTTGAACTCAGCCAGCGCACGCGCACGGATGCGCTTCGCTGCGTCCGAGTTGTTGCGATATGCCAGGGCGTTGTAAACTCCAGCCTGGCTTGTGCCCGTTACCTCCATCAGCTTGGAGATTGCACCTGTCGGAACGACGATTTTTGTCTTGCTTTCTTTCATAACTCAATTAAAATATTTATATTTGTTTCCTATAATATTTTTACAATACAAATATAGATATTATATCAATACTAAACAAATAAAAGTAGATATTTTATCAATGAATTAATATTTTTTAATAATTGCCTTATGAGAGAAAGAATGGAAAGATTTTCCAAGTACATGGAAATCAAGGGCTTGAATGATAATCAGGTCACTATTGATTGTGGTCTTTCCGTCGGACTTTTAGGTCAAGCACGGAAAGGCAAAAGCGATTTAGGGGCAAAAGCTATTGATAAGATATTGATAACATATCAAGACCTAAATCGTGTGTGGCTACTCACTGGAGACGGTGAAATGATAAATGAGATTAAGGTGACTCGGATGGACCACCCGAAGAGCTCGGAGAAGCTGGAGGATGCCGACGTTCCTCTCTATGACATAGACGCCGCCGCCAACCTCCGCACCCTGATGGGCGACAAGACGGCGAACATCCTGGGCCGGATCTCGATACCGAACATCCCATCATGCGATGGTGCTGTGTACGTTCGTGGGGATAGCATGTACCCGCTTCTAAAGACTGGCGATATTGTGGCGTATAAGATGGTGAACGACATCCAGTCACTGGTGGATGGGGAGATGTACCTCGTTAATCTGGAGATGGACGGCGATGAGTACCTCACCGTCAAGTATGTGCATAGGTCTAACAAGGGCGAAGGATGGGTACAGCTGGCCTCATACAACCAGCACCACGGTCCGATGGACGTGCGGCTGGAGAACATAAAGGCGATAGCCCTCGTCAAGTTCTCAGTCAGGATAAATACGATGGTGTGACATCATCTTCGTGAGCCCACGAAAATGATAAAATGTGCCGAAATCGTGCCGATAAAAATTGAATGATAACGCAAAACACTGATATACAAATGAATAAAAATGGACCAATACACCTGGGGGGCGCGTGGTCGCTGGTTCGAATCCAGTCACCCCGACAATTTTTAAAAGTGTGTAAATCAAATAGTTACGCAAATATGAAGGCAACAAGGCAAGCAAAAAACGTAAATAAATCTTTACAATTTGGTTGCATTTGGTTGCATTTGGTTGCAAAATTCGTGCTGAATTCGTGTCGATGGAAGGAGGTGTTTTCATGACGATATACAATCTGTACCTGGACGCACGTTACAAAGACGCACAGCTGAAGGTGAGAGTCACAACCGGAAGGCGCGGTGAGCGCAAAGTTGCGCTCATCCCAACCGGCATATTCATAGATCCGAAGGACTGGGACGACAGACGCAAACGGGACAAACGGAACAACGCCAACAATACCCGTATTTTTGCCCTGTGCGGCGAGATTGACAAATATCTGAACAAGTGCAAGGATGAAGGGAGAAAGCCCGACATTCAAGCCCTAAAGCGGCTCATTTCGGGTGAGGATGACGGGGAGTCGTTCATGGCATATTATTGCAAGTTCCGAGACACAAAATCGGCGCGCACATGGGAGATATACGAGAACACGAGGAAGAAGCTGGAGGCCTTCGGAGCTGATGGGCTTACTTTCGAGGATTTCAACGCCAAAACCTTGAAACGATTCAATGAGTGGCTGATGCCGAGCTCACCCTCCCCCAACTCCAGGGCTGTCCATTTCCGCAACATCCGCGCTGTTTTCAACGCCGCGATCACTGATGAGGTGACGGAGTGCTATCCGTTCAGGAAGTTCAAAATCACCTATGAACCAACACGCAAGCGCTCGGTGAGTGTTGACATGATGAGGCATATCATCTTCGATGATTGCCAGTTCCCCAGGGAGCGTGACATCTTCGTGCTCATCTTTCTTTTGTGGGGAATTAACATGGTGGACCTATCCAGGCTGACGACCTCATCCATCGTGGATGGTCGGCTGGAGTATAGGCGTGCCAAGACTGGGAAACTGTACAGCGTTAAGATTGAGCCGGAAGCACAGGCTATCATAGACAAATACCACAAGGAAGGCTCTGAAAAACTGATCACCTTCCTCGGCGATTACAAAGACTATCGCAATTACAACTTCCGCATAGATGAGCGGCTGAAGAAGATGTACGGCGGAGGGATCTCCGCATACTGGGCACGCCACACGTTCGCGACCTTGCTCGCTGAGCTCGACACGCCCATCGACACGATCTCGCTTGCACTCGGCCACTCATACGGAAGCAAGGTCACGCAAGTGTACATAAACCCCGACCTTCGCAAGGCTGATGAGGCAGTGCGGAAATTGATTGACTATGTGTATAGGAAATAAAAACCGCCCGACTTATCTCAAGCAGGGCGGCTGTCAATTCATCTTCTGAACAACCAAATAATCAAAAATGAAGCAAACGTTATGAGTAGCACAAGAAACGTCCTGCCGAGAGCAAGGTATGCACGCTGCATACTTGTGAGTCTCTTCTCCACCTCCTTGACTATCGTCAAAGTGTCGTGGACGGCAAGAGTGTCGTGAAGTTGGAGTGATTTGTATCGGTAGATGTACTTGACTTTGGTGTTGAAGATAGTATCTCCCTGCTTGAAGATCATCACCGAGTCGGTGGTGTGCACGGAGTCGCGCACGATGCTGTCATGCCTTATGAACTCCGTATGCACGACCGGAACCTCGACAATACGGGTGGTCCTGCATCCGCAAAGGACGCAGGCCAGTATCACCACACCTATCAAATAGTATAGCCCTTTCATAGCAGCCAGTCCTTCGGAATGTACAGGGCGAAGGAGGCGATGCCGCCTGCCACACCTGCGATGATGTCCACCCAGTCGACTTGTTTGTCCATAGCCAGCTCCTTCAGGATGGAGAGAGCCAGCATAGCCAGGAAGCACCACACGCCGATGGTGAAGCTGTACGAAAGCCCGACAGCCACTATCCACGCGTAAAGGAGGAAGTGCAGGGCTTTGTCAATGCCGATGGCGCTCAGCCACTCGGCGATCTTTCCTTCGATGTCTTTCATATCATTCATTTTTAGACGTTAAACTCAGGCATAGCGGGATAGCCGACGGTGACGTCGAAAGCGTTCACATCCTCGACGGTTGTCAGAGCCTCGACTGCAGCCTTGTGGCGTGCTGTTGTGTTGTAGCACTCTGATGCGTACACCTCAACGGTGGCTATCATCCTCAGCCAGTCATCAGCCGTTGCCGTGTACTCGACACCCTCCCACACCTTCGTGATAGGGTCAATGCCCAGTGTCTTGTACGCGTCGACGGATGCCTTCAGGATTGCCCGCTTGTCCGCTGGAATCCACAGCTGCACTCCGTTCACGATGATGCCGTTCACGCTGTCGGAATTGTCGTAGCTGTCAATCTCGTTTCTCTTGTTATCCTTTGCCTCTCTCAGAAGCTCTTCGGGTGTCGGCTCAGGATCTTCCCATACCATCCACCCAGCCTCGAGAAGCTGTTCCTCGGTGGGGTTGATGATCTGAACATCACCAATGATGATGATCTCACCGTTGTAAAAAACGGTCTTTCCTTCGATAATTTTGTAGTATCTCTTGTTCATAGTTCTTATATTAATTAGGGAAATCTATTGCCCATTGACTCATTGGTTTAATCTTCGCCGCATAAGTGCTCCAATTATTTGCGACCTTATAACTATCCACAAGGTCGTCTGGTACATAAATGTCACATGGTAAGCTCTGCAACCCATTCACGTTGTTGAGAGTGATCAATGACGGTGAAGTGAATTTAATCCACTCCAAACCATTCATATATCCGAACGTATAAGATTGAATCACGGTGATATTTCCAACAGTTAAGTTCTTCAGCTTCTTACAGTGAGCAAAGGCAGCACTGCCTATACTTGTACAAGCTGAAAGATTTATGCTAAGAAGGTTTCCTCCGTCGCCGCCGTTATTGAAGGCGTCATTGCCGACAGTTGTTAAATTTGGAGTATCGCCGATACTTATGATCGAATTCCTTGTATTTGTATTTATGCCATTCGCCGGAATTCTAACGATCTTAGGCATGAGAACATATTCGAAAGAAATTGTTTGTGGGAATGAGTCGTTCTCAAAAGATTCCAATGACGGAAATGAAATTGTTGTCGACATTGACTGGTTTGCACCTCTGAAAGAATTGGCACCCATTGTGACAATGTTCGATGTGTCGCCTAAATTAACGAGCGAGCTGCAGTTAATAAAAGCGTTTGCATTTACATCTGTGATGTTTACCAAATTTATTGACTGTAGATTTGAGCAGTTTGCGAATCCATAGTTGCCGTCATTGATGATATGGCAGTTTATAAAATACTCAAACTCGTTAAACTTGGTGATGCTCGTATTGTTGTCAAACACTCCTGATCCAATCTTAATAACACTCTGCGCCTGTCTGTATGTCAATTCACCAGCTTTCCCATGCACAAACACGCCGTTTATTCTTGTGTTCGCTGGAGCGTTACCTCCAGTCCTACCTCCCCACTTAGCTACCAACACACTTTTCACATTGGCATCCTCAAATATTATGGGCTCATCAAGTGGGTCTTTAGCTCTCTTGATGCTCATCAGCCTTCTTCTGAAAGAACTCAAAGCGCTCATTCCGTACCTCCGATCACCGCTACATTGTTGACGATAGAGCACTGATAGGTCTTGTTCGCCTCGATCGTCGGCGTCTCATACATCCACTGGACACTCGAAGGGAGTGTCAGGTTGGTAGGAGTGCTTCCCGACGTGAACTGGAACATGTACTCGTTGTAAACGTTGCTGTCAGTCGGAGCTGTCAGCGTGATGTTCAGAGCGCTCACCGTTCCCCACACATGGAAGGTGTTCGGAGCTATCGCCAGGGTTGTGCTGCTCGTGCCATGATTTACGACAGGCACTTCGTCAGCCTTTCCGTTCCAGTTGGCCAGGTCTGCGCTGTTAATCGTATAAGCCGCTGAATTAAGGAACAGCGTCTCAGATTGCAAGGCTGTGTCTGCCTTCCCCAATGAGGTCTGAACGGCTGATGCAAGGTCAGTCTTAGGTATGCCGCCCGATGGCTTCTGATAGGCCGTGTCAGCCTTCCCGAGTGATGTCTGAACGTTCGCAGAGAGGTCTGCCTTTGGAATGCCCGTTGTCGGCTTATCGTACAAGTTCAGCAGATAGGCGAAGATGACAGCGCTGTCGCTGTACACATACACAACGGCTGCTCTCGTCGTCGCCTCATAGCAGAACTGCGAGAAGATGATGTCAGTCTGTCCTCTCGATATCATCGGAAGGATGTACGGGAAGTCTGAGTTGTTCGTCAGCCTCAGATAGACGGTCTTTCCTGCGTTCAAGCCTGCGATAACCGCGTCGTATATCTCAGATCCGGAGATTATCTTAATGTTATCCTCGATGTTGCTTGCGTCAACGTCAACGATCACCGAGCCTCCTGCGTTCGCACTCACCCACGCCTTATCAGCGAGCTGGTTGGATTCCGAGGCTGCCGATGGTATCTTTGCCTTAATGTCGATGACGTCAAGGATTGTGCCGTCGAGTTTGTTGTGGTCGAACTCTATCTGTGAGAGCTGCGCGTCAGTCACCACCCGATGGGTGCTGTCCTGCGAGAGCTGCGAGAGTGCCGTAGGTATGACGGTCGTGTCAGGCAAAGCGCCCACTTCCTGTGCCGTGTATGTCGGCTTGTGAGGCTGCTTCGCCCATGCCGGCACTGTCGGGTCTGTCTCACTTGTGATGTAGCCCTGCTGCTCTACCCACGTCTTTTGCGCGTACAGGTCAAGGTCCGGTTTGTGCTTGATGTATGCCGGATCTGACTGGGCATCCACTGCCCAGTCACTCTGAACGGCACCAACACGGAGCACCAGCACGAAGTCTGCCTCCATCTCATAGTCACCGTCAGCAATGAAGCTGCCCTCGGGGATGTTGCCCTCTTGGGTGGTCTCCACGATGGTGAAGAGGTCGCGGTTGGCAAAGCGCCAAGCCACGCCGTCAAGACGTCCGCGAATCTCAAGGCCATAGATGCCCAGGTTCATGCAGAACGGAGCATCCCATGTGATGTCTATCTCATCATCGCTGTGTATCTCCCAGCTTCTAAGGCGCACTGCCTTGTATGCCCTGAGCACGAATAGCTCGAGGTTCGTGCAGTCGAGCAGGGAGAAGTCGCTCATCTCGGTCATATCGGGGTTGAGCGCATGCACCTTGATGCGCGTCTTAAACGAGTTA